GTTGTTTTTCGAACGTTCCACGTATCTACCATGATCTTGGTAGCTTTTTGTTCTCCATCACGGATAAAGGCTTCACCCTGTGCTTTGTACAGCTCTTTCTGTCTGCCAATAACACTATCGCCTTCAACATTCAGGCTAGAAGTTTGAGCGGCTTCAGTTGCTGTCTTTTGTCCTGCAAGCTCTGCTTCTGCGATAACCTTGAGTTTCTGCTGCATTAATACATCGTATTCAGCCGCCAACTTACACACGGTAGACTCAAGAACATTAACTTCTTCTGGGCCTTTAAGGTCAGACCACTTGATATCGTTTTGCGCTTTGTTAACAGTTTCTTCAAGCACAGCAACTTCTTTGGGTCCTTTGAGATCTGCCCATGTAATTTCACTTTGGATTTTGTTAACCGTTTCTGCTAGAACCTTAATTTCTTCTGGTCCTTTGAGGTCTGCCCATTTAATCTCGGTTTCCACTTTGATTAAGTTTTCATCGAGTAGATTGGTTTCTGATTTAATCTTAAGATTAGTGCTTTCTAGAATTAAGACTTCACCCGGACCTTTTAAATCCTCCCATTTGATATTGTTTTCTATTTGCAGAAGCTGGGCGGCTACCAATTGTTTTTCAAGCTCAAGCTTTTCAGCTTGCAGTAAAAGCAATTCTCCCTGATATTTAAGATTGTTTGCTTCTAAAGCGACTTTATCTTTGTTTAACAAGAACTGGAGCGCTCTATCTCCAGCACTATTCATAGCGGCTAAATAGACGGTAGAATATTCAACTCCAGTGATCCGACCCTCTTCAAACTCTTCGTAGACGTTAGCCCGTACCGAGTTCATCATAATGTCGAATACACCAGTCCCATCCACATCACTATTGGCTTGAAGCGCCGTAGTAAAGTCTTCTACTGTAATTGGCGGGATTAGTTCTGTATCAATTGGTTCTGCCATCGTATTTAGCCTTTTAGTTACGCTGCGATTGTTCCGCTAGCCATCTGTTGTCGTTGAGACAGGTCTTTAAGCTCTTGCTCGGTCAACGGCTCAAGAATTTCCACGGCGTATGTCTTCTGCTTGCTTGTCAGCTTTTGAGGACGACCACGGGAATCCTTACCGTTACTAAAGCTTTGGAATTGCTTTCGTTGGATCATGTTCAGCATCATTTGGGGAACATGATAATCAACTCCAAACATAACAAATTTGCGGAGTGTGCCTACTGTTCGGTTACCCACACTAAAGATCTGACCTTGGTAGTCTTTGAATTGTGGGTCCATGCAGGTCACACGGCAGCGAATTAGCTTAGTAGCTTCATCTTTTACACGCTTCTTTCTAGCAGCCTTTGTTTCAACAATAGCTGCTTTGGCCTCTGGTGCGACTTCTTCAACAATGCCCAGGGACTCATTAACTTTGGCTTGTAGCTTTGCCATTCCAATGCTTGGGTGGTAATCCACGTCCATTGCATCAGCTTGTTCTTTTAGTAGGTCTAATTCTGTTTTATCTTCCATTGCGGGTATTCTCCGATAGATGCTTAAAAATAAGGAGGAGTCGTACAGACCTCCTCCTAGATAGGTTGCTATTACATAGTTGCTGCGCTGTACATAATTGCAATACGCTCAGCACGTTGAATCAAAATTCCATAATAGAATTTGATCGACATGAAGCCCGTTTCGCCATACGGATCGTTGGCGTAAGACTCAGTAGAACCAGGTGCAGCATGTTTAATGCTGAACTTAACGGTCTTACCATCAGTCTGAAAGCCAATTGTTGAAAACGACCCATCACCAACTACCAACAATGGGAAGACATCGGCGTTACCGCCAGTCTCGTATGCGTCACCAGTTTCAACAGCACCAGCACCTGCCCACTTCATCATTTCAGGTACAACGACAATGCGGAAGTTACCAATAGCGCCTTGCTCACCTGTTAAAACAGTTCCGCCAGCAGCGTACTGATGTACAGGAATGTAAGCAGGGTTGCCGTGGAAGTCTGTCATTGCTTCTAGAGTTGGGATCAACTCAGTTCCACAATACATAACTCGACCGCCAGAAATGGTCTTGGTATCAACCATTCGAGTACCAGTGATCATCTTTGTCTGCTTAGGAGTACGGTTGTTGTCCAAGTCTATTGAAAGACGGAGGAAATCAACATACTCAAGAGCTGCATCACTGTTAACGCCAGATACATCGGTTGCATCACCTGGGAAACGCTCTACGCCAGCAGCATCCAACAGGTCTAACTGAAGCAAATCTTCAGAAATTTCCATTGCGCCGTTAACCATTTCGCGGTTGATGTGCATACGAAGATCTTCGTCAGTGTCGAAGTCTACGGACTCTTGGGTGTACTCATCAAAGAAACCATACTTTTGGATAGTTCCCTGAATTTCTACACGAGTAAAACCAACTCGGTTAACTCGGCCACCGTTCTCGGTGAGAGTTGGCATTTTGTCTGGGATTGACCCAGCATCTTTCGATGAACCGTACAGGTTACCGTTTGCTGTTACCGAACCAGTTGCATCAATACCTTGATCGTTGATGTTAGCGTCATCGAGCAGGGGGATGTAGTGGTACTTCTTGAGAGTTTTACCCATATGCTTAGGCATAGAAGTTACGTCAGCCAACTGGCCAAAGTACTGTTCTTTGCGAGCTTCGATCAATGCCTTTTTCAGGTAATGATCAATACGGATCTGTGAACCTACAGAGGATTCAGTTCCACCTGCGGGGTCCTTATATTGTGCGCCATCGAAATCGGCCATAATCTTGTTCCTTATTATCTACTACAGAAATTTAGAGTCCCCTTGCTTCAGGAATTCTTCATCCGACATGGCCAATGGGTCATAGCTGGTTGAAGCCTTTGCAGGGGTCGATTGTTTTGTCGGGCTTGCTTTTCTACGCTTGTCCTTTCGACCCTGATCTGTACCTTTTTTGGGTTGCGCCTTAATCGCTGGCTGACTTTGCTGCCCTTGTTCGAACAAGTGGTCAAAACCGCCACGGTTTTGGATCGCATCACCAACAGTTTGGTATGCCTGGATGTCTGACAAACCCTGAAGCCTTCCGTACATTCGTTCGGACTCTACCGCAGTGCTTACAAGGTCATAGATGCCGGAATCAACTTGGGCATTTATAACTCTTAAAAGGTTCGGATCATTGGCAACAGCTTGCTTGCTTGTGGTATCCCATGCGTCAACAGTACTTAATGTTTTGCTGAAGGTTGGAGTATCACGAATTTCTTCGATAACATTGTCCAAGTCCAGTTCAGCAGTATTAACTGCATAGCTAGTTGGGGTGTACTCATCGGTCTCAAGATCCATTTCAAGCGGTTCTAGGCCAGATTCTTTAACTAGCCTTGCGATTGCCGCTGGATCTTTCTTGTTTATATCAATTAAAAATGAAAGCTTTTCTTCGCTGAGAAGTTCGTTCTTCTCTAGCATTTTGAGAATGGCCATATTTGGTTTTAGTGCCGCCATCTTGCGGTTATAACCAGCGCCCATCTGCATTAACTGTATGGCATCATCAATGTTCTTGATGGCCATGTCTTTCCCGTTAGCTTTAAACGGGGTCATTAATCTTTTATATTCAGCTTCGTAATCTACTTCGGTATTGTCAGAGTCTTGATTTGTTTCCAAAGACTGTTCTGTGCCGTTTTCACTATGTGGATCAGCAACATCGTAATCATCGCTGGAATTATAACCATCATCAAAATCACTGCTGCTATCATCTTCGTCATCAGTAGAAGTGGCTGCAATATCGTCATTGTCGAGATTCTCCTCTTGCTCATTTTCTTGCTCGCCCTCATCGCCAGCGGCTTCACCGCTGTCTTCGAGGTCGGCAACAACAGGGCTATTGCCTTCAATTGCGGCAAAGTCCTCGTCTGACATATCTAAGGGGGACTGTTCTTCAATTACGTCCGTTGATTCAACGGCTTCAGCGTCCATTAGATGGTTCCGCCTTGTTGTATCCCTTCAGAATACAGTTCTTGTAGTGTGGCTTCGTCAGCCTCTAAAGCATTTCTAGCCATTTCTGCTTGGGCTTCAACCATCCCCAAATGCTGGATAATTTCGCCAATGCCGTCGATAGATTTAATAATGGCTTTTTGCTGTTCTTCTCCCCGCATAGCAGGGGCAGCTTTTAGCCTGGTCAAACGAATAGGTTCTTCACGTAAATAGTTATCCAAGAACACCAGCTTAAAATCGGCGTTATTCCCTAGACGACCTAATGCATCGCCTAAAGCAATACTGCTTTTTGCTTGTTCTATACTGATCTCAACTTGATGTACTTCACCTTCGTTTGACATGCGTTACTCCGTCATTGCTAGATTAGTTGACTGACGGAGAGAAGGTTAAATAAGCTACAAAAACTTTTCTTATTTATTTTCAATAGGAGTTGCCTCCTTTAGGTGTAGCGTTTTTATACTTTGCCAGTTCAAGGTTGCCTCTGGCTTGTTCACCTTGTTTCTGCAATTCACGCTCTTGGGTAACACCTGATTCCTGCTCAAGGAAATCCAAATCACTCTTATCTTTCTGGCTACCCATCAATCTAGCTTTGCTCATTGTCTCTTCTGCCTTGGCGCCATCAAGCTGAGCATTGGCATAATGCTCTTGAGTCCTAGCGGCAATCTCAGCAATTTCTGCTTGTACCTTTTGTAACTCAAGCTGCTTCATTTGCTCTTCAAATGGATCAGGTTCCGGCTTAAAGTTATCTAACTGGTGGGCTAGTTCCGGCATCTTCTGAAGTCGGGCTATGTGAACCATTACAATCTTAGAAGCTTCAAAGTCCATCTTTGGACCCATTGTTTGCAACGTAAAGGCCAGCTTTTCAATCTTAGCTGCGTCTTCTTCAGCAGTACTGATCATTAAGCGCAGATCAAAGTTCCCAGCAAGGTCATCTCGACGGACCGGGACAAACTGATCATTAGTAACCCGGACTACTTCTTCTTCATCAAGAAATTCAGCATTCATGCTAATAATCTTACGGCCAATGTCCGTAACACCTTTGGCTAAACGCCTGAGTAGACCAGTCTCTCGCTTACTAGCTGCATCAAGCGCACCACGGACACCAGCAGCCACTTCACCTAAGCTAGTACCGGATATTCCCTGACTAAATGACTTCACACCCGTCATAGACTCAGCGTCCATTGTTTGCATCTGCAACATCTGAGGTGCTGACTGCGGAATCTCTGGGTATGTGTGCATGTAGAATGCCATGCGGGGATCTATGTGTGCGTTGTACTCGTAATCCTGACCACTGGCATACTTACGCCTGTTTGTAGCGTCCAATGCGTCTTTTCGTATACCTGTCTGCCCATTAGCGGATTTACCCATGATGTCGATCATCCCACGGGTAACAGCTCCGATAACTCGTTGGTTATCGACCAGCAGCTCACCATCAGGCTCACCATAAGCAGAATCTGAATTAGGCATGAAAGGAACAAAGACAAACGGTAACTTCTTGTCGGGAAATGGGGTAGCGTCCATGCGGATTAACACGTTATTAACCCAAGTGGCGACAAATGGCTCGGCTACACCTGTATCCATGTAGTCCCAGTAGCCCCAGTATTCTTTAGCAACCAGTCGTTTTCTTGCGGTATCCTGGAACTGGAAGTTAGCGTCTTCTGTTGTATGGTCTGGATCGGAGAGGGGAGAGGAGCTTACATTGTCTTTAATCGCATCTAGGTTTGTATACAATCCAGAGGCCGTTAGCTCACTCATAGAGGTTTCAAACGAATAAACGATAAAACCTGCT